AGGCAGTGCGTCGCGCATCTGCTTCATGGCATCGGCACGCGTGGATGATTTGTCGGAAGACGTCGCCGCGGTCCCGATCGGTTCAGCCGCTTCGCCCGGCGACACATATGCTTCGCCTTTTACACGCGCGACAGCGGCTTGCATTTTGGCCTTTTGCTGCGCGCGCTTGGCGGCGGCCTGAGCCTTGAGCTGTTCTACTTTGGACAGCGGCAGCGCGATCGGTTTTTTGGTGTCGCCCGACTGCGTCCATTGCTTGAACTCGTCAAACGGCATCTCGGTAATAGCGCCCATGCGCTTGGGACCGGACCCGTCCGAAAAACCGTTGTGGTAAGTAGCGATAGCATCCTGTTTGCTATCGAAACCGATCATCGCCTTGTGTTCGTCGAATTTGCCTGTGGCCGGATCTTTCTGGTCGACCACGTAAACCGGCTTGCCGGCCGCGCCCTCGGCGCTGCCTGGTTTCACATACACATCGACGTGGTCGCCATCTGCGCCGGTCGTGCCCCTGATGTATCCGTAGTCGGCCGGCATTTTGACCGACCACGGATTACCATCGGCACCAGTGCCCGACCGGATCGACCCGGCCTTGTTCTCGATCGACAGGTCGAGACCGCCGACCTTGACGCGCTCCTTGCGATAATTGCCGGCAGCTTTTTGAGCCTCGGTCGGCTCGGTCGGTTCTGTGGTTTCCGAGGGGGCAGGAGTCCGCTCCGGCGTTCCACCGACCGGAGTAGCCCCCTGCCCCGCCGGACCCGCAGCAGCCGCTATCGCCTCGGCGCTCGGTCCCCGCTCAACAGGCGTCCCGTCACCACCCGGAGCTGGTTCTGGTTTTACTACCGTTGTGTTCGCTGCGCCAGGTTTTTCGCCCGACGCGAATTGTGCGAGCAGATCGCCGTGCATGTCCCTGAGATCGGCGATCTTCATCGCCGCCAAGCCCTTGGGCGGGCTCGGGGACAAATCCTTGATCGCGGCGATCAACTCGGCGCGTGAAGTCGGACCGGCGGGCTTACTCTCCGCTGCGGGAGTTGGACTTTTAGGTGTGGAGGTCGGACCCGCGGCGACTTGCGCGGTTGGTGCTTCCGGCGCTCCCGGCGGGCCGCCCCCCGGCGGTTTGTTGATCTGCGTGCGCGAGTTAACGTCGATGCCGGGGGGCGGCCCCTGGTCGATCTGCGCCCGGCCTGTGGCCGGCACGTTGATCGTGGACGGCGGACGCGACGGCCCAGGCAGCGCCAAAGGCGGTTGCTCAGGCGCGCTCGGCTGCGGCTGCGCGAATATATCGCCTTGGCCCGGTTGCCGGTTGGCGGTGGGGTTGTCGCCGAACAAAGTCGTCTGGCCCGGCACTGCCTGTCCGGGTGCCGGTTCAGCGGGCGCGGGCGCCGGTGGCGGCCCCTGCGGGTTGCGCCCCAAAAGATCACCCTGCTGCGGCGTCGGTGGCAGGTCCAGACTACCCTGCGTGGCATCCTCGGGCAGACCCAGCGCGGTCTTGAGCGCGGCACTCGCCGCGGGCGTCACGGGTTCCTGGTCGACCTGCGCCGGGTTCTCGATCTCCGGGGTCTTGCCGTGAGTGCGGAACACACCGGCTCCCGCACCCAGGATCGCACCACCCAGCGCACCGCCCGCGCCGGCCTCGGCTATCGCACCGGGGTCGTAGCCTTGTCTCAGGCCCGCCTGCTGCTGCGCGCTCTGGTTGATCCCCTCGTCGGCCGCCGCCTGGCCGCCCATCGTGGCGGCGCCCTCGGCAGCGCCGATGCCGAACCGCGCCAACGCGCTACGCTCGGCCGCGCCTGGAACACCGGCAGCGAGACCTTCACCGAGTAGACCGCCGCTGATCGCACCGGCCGCAAAATGTTCGGCCGCGAATGTCGGCGCGATCGCTGCAATAAGCTGTTTGCGCGCATCGGCATCGGACGCCCCGGTGTCGCGAAGATGCTTGTAAACGTCGGACTGGTTTAATTCGTCTTCTTTTGCGTTGTCGATCTCATCGACAAGCGAATTATACGCCTCGCCCATATCGAGCGTGCCGAACGAGCCCGCTGTCGTGCCGACGCGCGCCGCGGTCCCTGCCGCTGCCGCCGCACCCTCGGTGAGCACACCACCTAGAACCTTGGTGACCGCTTTGCCAACCAGGCCGCCCGGCAGCACTGCAAGCGCCGCCTGCGGAACGAGCCCCGCGACCGTGGCACCAATGTAGCTTTTCCAGCTTACGTCGCGGCCGGGCGATGGCGCGTCGGGGTCGAACAGGCTGGATTTGAGCGATGCCTGCGCCTCATCCGAGAGGCCGCCGATCGTGTCCTCGATATGTTGTTGCAGCGCCTGCTTGCTGCGGTCGATCACGGCCGCGATCTGTGGATCTGCGCCGAGTTTATCTGCCGCGTATTTTGCAGCGCCAAGCGCCGCCTGGCCCATGCCGAGAGTGCCGGCCCAGACCTCGTCGCCGAACGCACGCAGGCCGGAGTGACCGCCCTCGGTGCTCGTGCCGCCGGCATAGTCCTCGGTGTAGGCGCTGTCGTCTTGTGGCTGACTAGCATCGCCGGGGTCGAAATTAGCGCCGAATTGCTGCGGTTGACTTCCTATCGTGGTAGGCAGCGCCTGATTAGGTGCCGGTTCGGGCATCGCGCGATAGCCCTGCCCGGCCGCGATCTCGGCCTGCTCCATATAATAATCATCGGGCGGTGCGCTGGCGTTGGTGCCTTGACCGAGAGCGCCGCTCATTTAGTTCAATGCCGAGTTGTTGGCTTGCTGGAAGCCAGGGCTGGAAGGGTGCCCGATGGTCGGGGCGGGTAGTGCGCGGCGCGGCGGCGCTGCCAGCTTCATGGTCTGCGCGAGCATACGGGACGTGCCTGGCGACAGATGTGCTACCGTCTGACCGTTTTTGTCGACCAGGATGCCGGACCCGTCCTGCGGGTTCATACGCATATGATAACCACCTGAATAGAGATGCCCGGCGACAAAGTCGGCTTCCTGCGTGCCTTTGCCGTTCATGCCGCGCAAATCACCAAACACGGCGCGGGCAGCGGCGTTCTGTGTCGGATCGCCGATGGCGGCTACCGTGGGTGTGATCGCCGGCTTGCCCAGCTCCGCGTTGATCGTTTTCTGATCGGCCGGCACGCCATTGCTGCCCAGCGCACCCTTGCCCGACCGGATCGCCGCCGCATCTATCGTGGCGTCCGCGCGCGTCGTGGCGTTGGACTGGCTGGTGGCGTTTCTCGCGAGTGACTCGGCGTATTTTGCTCGTGTAGCCTCGCGGCGTGCCTCGACCATATCGCCGAGATAATTGCCGTGCTGCTGATAGAACGATGTCTGTGCGGCCGACTGCGCGTGCTGGTCCATGAGCTGGAGCGCCTTGTTCGGATCGCGCGTCTGGATCATCATGCTCGCGACCGCGCCCGGCGTGATCTGAAACGCCTTGCCAATCGGTTTGCCCGTGTTTTCATCGAGACGCTCGGCCCAGACCTGACCTTTATCATCCACGCCGAAACGACCCATCGTGCCATCCGGCATGAACGCGTGCGCTTTGGCGAGGAATTGCGCGGCACTGACACCGTCGCCGGCCTGGAGCGCACCATAGGCACCACGCAAATTCTCGCTCATGCCCTGATGCTGGATCTGGTAAACCATGTCGCGAACCTGCATCGCGGAGTTGACGTCACCCTTGGACAGAAAATCCGCCATGAGATTTGTCTCGGAAGCAGTCCAGGTGCGCGTGAGCGGTATGTTCGGGTTTGCTTGCGCGAGCATGCGGATCACGCCGTTCGGACCTTCTTTCTGCGCCGCGGCGGCGATGGCGTCGGCGCTCGGCGTTTGCACCGGCGGGGCAAAGTTTTTCGGCGCGTCGCCGTTGAAAACTTTTAGCGCATAGTCGTAGGCATGCTGCGTCGCGGGGTTGGAGAAATCACCTTTGGCGACTGCGGCAGCCGCACCTGGCCCACCGTTGTAAGCGACCGCTTTGAGAAACGGATCAAGGCCGGCGACGGCCGGCGTGTTGTAGTAGCGTGCGGCCAGCTCTGCACCGCCGGCGACCGTGTCGGGATTGATCTCGTGTTTTGGATCAATCGAGTCGCGGGTCGCCGAATTGATCTGGAACGGCCCCATATCGGTTGTGCCATTGGCGTTGTAATTGCGGATCGGTTGCCCGTTTGATCCCAACACGACTTTTGTCGGGTCATCACCGCTTAGCGCCATTCCGCTTTCGACGTTCCAGTTTGCGGCGAGCATATCGGGCGGGACGTTGTATTTATGCGCAATCGCATCAATCGTTTGTGCGACGCGAGGGGCACGATCGTTCACAGCCGCCCAAGGACGTCCGTCCACGCCGGGTGTCGGATAGGCGACCGGGGCCTCGCTCGCAACGCTCGGGCCTTTCTGGTCAGGTGTTACTTTGGCAGCCGGCGCCGGCTCTGTTGTCGTTGTGCCTCCCGGCGCCGTAATGGCGCCCTTGGCAGCAGGCGCTGATGCGGTGTTTGCCGTGGCCGCTTGTTTGGCGGGAGCTGGCGCGTCGGCCGCCGCATCTTTTGGGCTGGCGTCTTGCGGCTCCTTATTCGCGCCCTCAAGCCAATTCAACGCACTTTTGGCGGCGCCAATAGCGCCCGTAACGATTTTCTCCGGGTGATACACGCCCGGCCCATCAATCAATCCATCGCTCGATTTCGCGTCGCTTCCGTCATCTGTTTTTGCCGGCGGCAGAACGCGTGTGCCGGGTGGCAACGAGCCTTTGGGCTCGTCGGCGTAGGCTGTCCCGACCGGGTTCAGAGCACCCAGAATTTTCGACCCGATGCTGGCGCTCGGTGTGGGTTGCGCGGGTTGCACGGGCTGCGCGATCTGGTTCGTGCTCGGCGGCAGCATGGTAGCGCCAGGTTGGAGCATGCCGCGCGCGCGGTCTTGCTGGAGTGGGACAGAGTCACCGGCGGCCGGCGCCGGATAGGTCATGCCCTGCTGCGCGGGCGCCTGGGTCATCGTCGCGCCGGGCTGGAGCATCCCTTGCGCACGAGCCTGGCGCATCTGCGGCGTGTCGGCCGCCTGGGGCGCAGGGTATTGCTGGTTCGGCACGTCCGGTGCCGCCGCGTCCGGGCCTTGCGACAAAGGCGCTCCCTGCGGCTGCCCTGGCAGCGCCGATGCCGCACCGGCAGTTTGATACATTCCTGGTTGTTGTGGTGGTTGCCCTGGCTGCGACGGTTGAGCAGGTGGGTTGGTTGGGAGTGCCTGGCCGGGCGCCGGGTCGCCGGGCATGCGCTGCGGCGGCGAGGACAACGACTCAGGTGTCGGCTGCTCGTCGGACGATGGTGGTGTCGTGCTCTGCGGCTGCGGCTGGCCCAGCGGCGGAGTAACGCTCGCGGTCGCCAGAGGGATGGCGGAACTCCCTACCGTAGTGAGATCCTTATCCATGTCGGCGCTGATTGACGCCGGCGTCCATATCTCAGTGCCGGTCGACGAGCCCTGCTTGCCCGTGCCGGCGCCCGCGGTGCTCGCCTGCGTAGTCTTTGGTAACGACGTGAGCGGCTGGGATATAACCGGCGCTACAGGCGCAGTCGATTGCGTCGGCGGGGACACCGTGGCCGCGGGCTGCCCATACCCACCATCCGACGTGGTGTCGATCTGGGTGGTGGATGCTTGAGCCTGGGGGTTTTGTTGCTGGTTTGCGTCGGCGGCAGCGATCTCAGCCGCGACACCCTGCGCATCCTGGTTCATGCGCACTTCTTGGTCGTATTCAAAATTCGCCTGGCGCGCGCGCTGGCCCGAACCATAAGCGTCCCAGAAATCAGCCCCGATGTTTGGATAAATGCCCATTTAGGTGGTCCTAATAATACTGGCCTGTGTTCGCGTCGGGTTGCTCTTGCGCGCTACTACCACTCGACCCGCCGAACATTCCGCCGACCATCGACCCCAAGCCGCCGAACCCGCCGGCGCCCATTCCCAGGCCCAGCGCACCACCCCCGAAGCTCGCGATATCGTTCCAGAAACTCGCGGTGTTCTGGTTGTCCAGCTCGGCACCCTGGAGCCCGTTGTTGAAACCCATGTTGAGCCCGCTCATCGCGCCCGAGTTGGCGCTGATCGCCGAGTTGCCGAACGTGGCTGCGCCCGTGCTGGCACTGGCACCTGAACTGAGCGCGCTCGATGCCGCGCCGATGCCCGAGGCCCCTGCCCCGCTCGACGCACCGATGCCCGAGGTCACGCCGCTCAGCACCCCCTCCCCTAACTGCGCAGCCGCTTCCTGGAGCTGGAGCCCGGTGTTTTGGGTGTTGATGCGCGACTGTGTGCCGGCCGCCGCGGTCGCCGCCGCCTCGCTGATCGACGTGCCAAGATCGAGCGCCCCGAACCGGGTCTGACTCGGGTCTATCCCGTAAGACTCCAGATTTTGCAGCGCGGTGTTTTTCTGCGCGCCGACCGAATTGGCGACGTCGGCCTCCGCCTGGCCGGCGTTGAGATTTTGCTGCGCGGTCGAGTCGTAATTCTCCGCCGTGTTTACAAATTGATCGTCGAGCGGCTGATAAACATCTTTATATTGCTCGTAAGCGTTCTCCGCTTCCTCGTTGCCGAGGGTCGCGTTGGCTTCCTGGGTCTGCTCGTTCTGCGCGATATACGGTTCTTCGTTCGCATATTGCTTTTGCGCGAATTGATATTCCTGTTGTTGCAGGGCCAGATCCTGCTGCGCGATATTGGTGTCCGCCTGGATCAGCGGCGTGTAATTTGGCGTCGCCGGCGCCGATTGTTTCCCGCCACCCATCAGGCGATCACCGGCTTGGGTGCCCAGAGCTTGCAGTTATGCTTGAGCCAGCGGCATTGATGCCGTTCCATGCTGAGTATGATCAGGTCGCCATCCGGCACGGCATGTTTGATGCGCCCCTCGATCTGGAAACCTGCCCGGAGGTCTTGGGCCATGGCGATCTCATTGGTGGACGCGACCGCGGCGATGACCTTGCGCACCGCGAGCTGGTTGAACGCGTAATCGAAAATCGTCCACATCAGGTCGCGCGAGCACCAGCGCGGGTCATCACCCGCCATGTGGACCTGGATGCTGGCGTGCAGGTAGCCCGAGAACACGAACCCGCCCAGACGGGTCTGACCGCGGTGAGCCATGAACACCACGTCGATGCCGGGAACGAACACCCCGCTGGCGCGCGACATGACCCACTCGCCGTCGCCGGCGTGGTTGACGCGGATCGCTTTCACTACGGTAGTGGTCATGGAAGACCCCTATAGCTCAGGCGCTCACTCCGTTCCAGCACGGAATTGTGCTGGAACCGGGCGTCGTGATGGTGGCGGCGTTTGAGGGCGGGCTTCGACCGCCGGCATTGGTCGCGGTGAGGTAGTAGGTGTAGCTGGAGTTGATGCTGGTGCCGGTGTCCAGGTAGCTATCGGCGCCAGGCCCGGTATTGACGAGCACGGTGCAGGAGCTGAACGCCGTGCCCAGACCCGCACCGCGCCAAAGCGTGAGGCTCTCGATCGTGCTGTCTGTGTCGGGGGTCCAGGCGAGTTCGACTTCGGCGCCCACATAAAGCGTCGCGGTGAGACCGGTCGGGGCGCTCGGCGGCGGAACTGGCGGGGTGTAAGTCGTTACGTCGAAATCAAAAGTAAACATTTCCGGGTTTGGGTAGAATATCGGGTTTATTTCCAACTGCCCAAAACTCAAAGCCGGGCTTACGTTGTAACTACCCGAAACGGAAGACCCGTTGCATGACACGTTATATGTCATCAACGACGCCTCGTTTATTTCAAACTCCGCATTTACTATGGCCGTGCTGCTCGAAACCGTTTCGTTAAGAGCAGTTCCCGGAAGCGGGCCGCTCACCGAAATCGTTGTAGTGTGGCTTGAGTCGGCACCTATACTCTCATACAAAAAGCCGGTTATGTTCGTGCCGCCACCTTCTGGGTATAATTGCAGATATATAGTGTCGATAAATTCAATCGCTGTTATCGTAACACTCAACGAAATACTGTTCGATGTTTCGCTAAAAGTGCCGGAATAGCTCGTCGGCAGTGTGCCGTTGTTGCTAAGCGTGCCTGACGCCGAAAGAAGGCTTGTGCTGCCGGACATTGTGTGATCCTTACGGGGAAGAATACAACCATTGCCACAAATCAACTTCGACGTTCACGTCTTCTGACCCGCCGCCCCAAGTCGCGTAGAACTGGTAGCCGTCGCAGCCGACACCCATTCCGGTGATAGTCCCAAATACAGAATATGAAGTGTCGCCCACCCCTATCCAATTGTTGTTTACGTTGTTGGGCGAGTAATAAAAATCAAGGTTTTCGCCCCCATCACTCAAATGGGCCTTGAACCATCCTGTTTTGGACGCGACAGGAATGGCCGTGGGCGTGCTCACCAATGTTTGGCCGTTACTTGAATATAGCCTTAGCTGAACTTCTGCCGCGCCGCTATTTCCCGAGAAACCTACCGCGTAAATTCCGCTAGTGCCAACCGCAACGATGGCCGCTGAAAAAGCCTGCGGGTTATTCTCTAAGAAAAGCGGGGTAGCTTCTGCCAGCGCGATAACGGTGGCGGAATTGGAGTTAGACGTCTGCCATTGGCACGCTAATCCGTTCGTGTTGCCTTGCAAGGGCAAAATGACTTGTAGCGGCCCTCCTGTGACCTGTTCCAAGGTCGCGGTGCCGATCGTGCTGTTTGCGATCGTGCCGGCTGAAAAATTTGTCGGGCCAGGCGGCGAGAAGGTGGTTGTGGTGCCGAACACCGGGCCGCCCGCAAAGCTGGCGCCCCCACCCCCACCAGGCAATTCGTTCACCGCGACCTGCTTTGCCACACCGCCGATAATGCCGATCAGGGTGTCAGTGCCGGTGATCGAACTGCTTGCGGGCAATTCCTCCAGCCCGGCGCTCAGCAAGCTCACGAGCCCCGCCAGCTCGCCGGTGCCCGCACCGCCCCCGTGTGTCACCACTACCGTAGTAGTCGTGCCCAGCGATGTGGCGGCTGGAAGTGCATCGAGTTCTATCGAGCCAGACATTTCATCCTCATATCACTCTCATAGCACCAAAGGCACACCGCCCACAGTCAATGTTGTTCCGCCTACTGTAAGGACCGTGGATGTCGATCCGCCGGAGGGACGCCACGCGGGCAACCCCGACACTACCGTAAGAACTTCACCCTCAGACCCGATCGACAATACGTTCCAGGCTGATGCTCCACGGTATAGCATCATACCCGACGCATCGCCGAAAACGTGATCGAGGATCGCCGACATTGTGTTGGCGGTGGGCTCTGCGGTGGCACCGGATATGTTGCTCACCACATCGCCGTCACCGATAACGGAAAACGTCCCTGGCGGACCTTCTGGCCCTGTCGGTCCCGCCGGACCTTCTGGACCTGTCGGTCCCGCCGGACCTTCTGGACCCGCCGGACCTTCTGGACCCGCCGGACCTTCTGGACCCGCCGGTCCCGCCGGCCCTCCTACCGCGGTGCCCTGGCTGCTCTCGGCGGCCGGTTTGGTCACGATGCCGAACTGGATCAGATCGTTGAACGTGACTGCCCGGTCGGTTGCTTTGCCGGCCGCACCGGTGAGACTGTCGAGCACAATTTTGGCGCGTGCGAGAGTTTGAACCAGGCCCGGCAACGACGCTGTCGGCTTTGGCACAGTCGGCGTGTTCGGGTTTGGCGCCGGTCCCACGGACGGCAGGACGAGGGTCACCGATGTGCTAGACACGGGTCAGTTCTTTCATCGTGCTCGCGACCTGCACGGAATATATTTTTACACGCGTTACTATTTCAAAATACCACTTAAACGCTTTGAACCCGCTAGGAAGCCGGAATATGCTTTGCTCGCCGGTGAGTGCGATCTGCATTACCTGTGCGTCATCCGCATACATCGTAAATTGCGCGTTTACACCCGAGGGGAGCGCCAGCGTCTCATCCGGGTTGTCCCATGTCGGCAGCGGCGCGAGTGTCGTTGATACCGCCGGGTCAACGTCGATCTGCACCGCACCCAAGCTCGCCGGCGCCGGCAAATAAAACCACTTGCTGGTCCACCGGCACACACTCGGCTGCGTGTTCTGACTGTCCCAACGGTATATTTTTTTATCGGCGCAGATATACGTGTCGCCCGTGTAAGGGTCGTTCCAGATGCACGTCGCGTTGAGCTGCGTATTGATCGGCATCACGCCCTGGCGCTGATCCGCCATCTCGACAATGAAACCGTTGCCCTCGGTAACCAGCGCGAAATACTGCGTGCGATGACGACACGCTATGATCGACGCGGCTTGATATTCTATCAGCCACAAGTTCTTGGTAAAGTTGTTGATCGTGAGATTGGTCATACCGTAATAATTTAACATTACGAGACCGTTCTGCGAGGCATAATATACCCCCAGCAGTTCGGTCACCACGGACCCGCGCGCGATGCACGGCTCATGCACCTGGATCTCGGTCAATGTGAAGTTCGCCGGCGCCGTGCCCGTGCCGGTGCTTGGCGTGCCTTGGGTGAGCACAAGATTGTCCTGCCAGACCGCGAGGGCCTGGATGGGGTATTTGACCGAAATATCGTATTCCGCCGGCCACGCATGAGGGTAGTTCGGTTCGCAAAAATGGATCGTGTTTTGCGTAAACCCGATCAGCATGCCGCCGGGAAACGCAATGAGCCCGTCGAGCCCGGCCGGCGGTGACGCGAATTGTGCAGAATATAACGGTAGATTATTGACAACCTGCGTATCGAGACTCACGTCGTCATACCCACCCGATGGCGGCGGATCTGTCGAATAATTAAAAAATGCCACGCGGTAAAACTGCGCACCCGTGGTCAGGCCCGTCACGGTCCGATACAGCCAGCACCCCACCACGTTGGGATAGTTCATGCCTGTAGGCGATGGGAGTCCCGTGGTCGGTATGACAACGGTCCACGTGCCGTCCGAAGCGCCCGCGACCACGGCGCTCGGGAGCGATGGCGAACTCTCCAGCCCGTATTGATCGACAAACGTAACACAATATGACCGGTCGACGTAGGGCACCACATCGGCCGCCGTGCCGCCGCTCGCGGTCACGGTCGGCTGGTAGATGCTGCTCGGCGCGGTGAAGCCCAGATTATATGGCGCCTGGCCGCCGATGATCCGGTCGTAGGTGTTGAAATAGGCGCCGTCGTCGGGGTTGGTCCAATAGATGCGCTGCTCGGTATCGTTAGCCAGCGGGCTCGGCACCGCGGAGCTAAACGGGCTCGGCAGCGGCAACCACGCATCCGGGCCGCCGGCACCGCTGGTGTCGGGAAACCGATAAGCTCGATCGACGGCCCCCGAAGTCGCGCTGAGATCCTTGATCAGCTCCAGGATCGGCAGCGCGTTGAGACTGCCACCGGCCAGGTCGACGTTGAGCGCGTCGGACGCCAGGTCATCCGGGATCAGACGCGGGTCTGTCTTGGGGATCAGGCCGCCAAAATTTTTGACTGCGAAGGCGACCATATGTCCCTACCGTAGTGAGATCACTTCTTTTTGGGCTTCATCTTCGCGTCGCCCTTTTTGATGTCCTTCTCGATCGTTTTCTTCATCGCGGCGTCCTGTTTCCTGTCGGCCGCCGGCGTGAGAAACGCGGGTTTCTTTGCCACGTCAGAGCCCCCTGCTCGGCATCTTCTTGGAGACGCCATTGCGCGAAACCGCTTTCTTGAGCGCGATCGGCCAGCCGGGGCTGGTCGGACCGGGGATCGCTTTCTGCGGCATCGACTTGCCCGGATTACCGCCCGAGTTGTTCGCCGGGTTGGAGCCCTTGCTCGCCGGGTCGACCGAGGTCGGACCGATTTTGCCTTTGGGTATGCCTTTGAGTGCCATGGACCATACTCCTTTCACTACATTGGTGTTTAACCTATTTGCCGAACGCCGCCCAGCTACAGTTGCGGCCGACAATAACAGTTCCGTCTGTCGGACGGAACGCCTTGACGTTGAACCCGTTCAAGTCGATAGAATTGATGGAAATAACGCACCCCGGATCGTCACCAGAACTATCACCAATGATCGTTGCGGTTATGCCGGATACCTGCGTTGTAAACGCGGTCGGGAAAGCGACGGTCGACCCCGTCGTGGTCATCCCGCATTGGAACATGGTTCCGTCCGGGAAATCCTGCTGATACAGCGACCCCGATAATTGATCCGCAGCGACCACGGGCAGACCATCCAGCGTGAGCGTGCCGGTGATATTCAGGTTGTCCGTGTTGACCTGGCCGGTGACCGAGAGCGTGCCGGTCATGGCGGTGTTGCCGGTTATATTGGCGTTGCCCTGCACCGCGAGATTGTCGGCGACCGTCAGGTTGCCATTGATCGTGACATTGCCCTGGATATTATTGACGTTCGCCGCGACTTCCCAGGCACTGCCGGACCAGACATATAGCTGATCCGTTGTGGTGTTGTAATAGCTATCGCCGGTCTCCAGCGCGGACCCGTCCGGCCGGGTGCTCGGTGCGGTGACGAAGGCGCCGCAATAAAGCGTGTTGCCGCCGATCACACCATTGGCCGAGATCAGCGCCCACGCGTCGGTGTTCTGATATTCGTAAAGACCATTTGTGCTTGTGTTGTAATAGATCATCCCAGGAATGAGTGACGTGCCACCTGGGGCGACCGTGGGGGCGCTGGAGAACGCGCCGATATAAAGCGGCGTCACGGTCGACGTCTGCGCCTGGATCTGCGTCAGCACGCCGGCAGTGAGTCGGTTCGACACGGTCGTGGTGCCGGCGTTGAACGCCTGCGCGGTCGTGCCCTCCTGCGCGCGCACGATGGTCAGCGTGTCGCCTGAAATAGCGGTGCATTGGCATATTTCGCGCACCACGGGGTTGAGGCTGCGATCCTCCAGCGTGATCATAAAGACCTGGCCGGCGCTCAGCGTGGGAAAAAGCGCGCCGTCGCCCGTGGTGACTGTAATGCTCGTGGCGGCGGTGGTTATATTTCCGACCAGCAGCGACGTCGCATTATTCTTAAAAACATAGGTTGTCATGGCGACACCATCTGGATCTGGACCTCGACCGGCTTTTGTCGGTTGCTCGACCCCGTAATGACGAACTGCACCTGGTAGACAAGTCCGATCTGCCCGCTTTGCACGAAGCACTGGACCATGGTTCCGCCGATCAGCGTGTAGGTGCCCACCAGCGATAGCTGCTCGGTAGGGTCGATCACCGGCGGCGTGGGGCTGGAGAACACCGGCTGCGGCGGCCAGGGGCCGTTCCAGCTCGTGCCCAGGACGGTGATAGCCGGCACGGTCACCGCAGTGATGGTCTCGCCCGCATCGAGCCACTCTGCAAAATTCACCGTGAAGCGGCTGACCTGGAGCGGCTGCTTGTTGATGCGCCCGACTAGCATTTTGTTTTCCCCGGCGGGACGATGAACGTATCGGCATCTGGTGCGACGCTGAACTGGTCGGGATCAGGCTTGGCACAAAAAAGATCCGACAGCCCGCCAAGATAGAACAGCGGTTGGAAGAACATCGTCGCCAGAAAGAAGCTCGGGAAAAGCTGGGTGACCGTGGTCTGACTGCCGTCGACCTCGACCGCGTTGATCTCAAAACCGGAAGGATCGACAAACAGGGTCATGGCGCAAAAATCCCCCGGTTGTCCCAAACGATCTGCACATTCGCGGACTCAGCCGGCTCGCCGAAATTCAGACCCTCGTTGACATACGCGACCAGCGGCCAGGTGCTCGATGCACCGCCGATGTCCTTGACGATCACGATCGCCTCGATGGCGCTTGTGGTCGCAACACCGGTGAGCGTGAGCGGCGCCGCCACAAAGGCACTGGAAAACGAATTGAACACCATTTCCAGCGCCTGGGGCACACATAGCTGCGCCCCGCTCGGGACCGCGGCCAGCGTCTGATCGGCCGCAAAATTTGGAGTGTATGTCGCGTTTACAAGCAAAACGTAAAACGAGTTTGAAGCGACATTGAACGATCCGTTCAACATCTGGTGCTGGATATCGGTATAGAGGCTGCTCAATTTTTGCGCACCCCCCAAGCAAAGTATGGAAATCTCCAACCGGATTGCTGCGACGAGTTGAACCGCTCGGCCTGGTCCCGCGCCCGGCGAACCTCCGCGCGAAACTTGCCCATGTTGACCGACGCCATTTGCGGGTTGGTGTAGGGTTTCATCGGCGCTGCATAAAGCCGCGCGAGCGTGCCCGAGAGCATCGCCTCGAACCAAAGATCGAACAAAATGGGCGGCATATATCCGAAGTTTGTCGGCTTGAGCGCGGCCAGAACCCATCCCGTGATCGGTTGGGAAGTATCGCCCGTATTGATCAGCAGCGCGGGCGGGTCGATCCTGTAATGCTGCATGCCGAGGCTCTTGAGCCCCAGCACGGTGAAAACCTCCATCTCACTACTGTAGGGATTGAAGTCGAGAAGTTGCTGACCAATGGCCAGGTTGAAATTCAGCTCTACTCGAAAATACGTGGAAAGCCGGCAGAACTCCTGCACGGTGTTCCATAGTTCCATTTGCACCACAGGAAGCAGCACGCCCGGCACGTTGGCCTGGACGTTGTCGTAGACCCGGTCGGCCTGCGTCTGTAGGCCGCTGTCGACATATGCCTGCTCGGTGTAGTTGCCACTCGTGCCGCTCACGACTCGACCTTAATGATCTGGTTCACGAATTTCGTCATGAGCGTCTGCGCGCGCCCGTCGTCGGTGAACGTATCCTCGCGCAGCTCGGCGCGGCCGACCGTGTAATAAAGCGCCGCGTCATACATCGACTCGTCGAGCGGCCACGCCAGCGCGAAGTCGTTTTGAGAGTATATCGGCGACGCGTATCTGAGTCCCAGCCCGAGGAACACATCTGGCCGCTTGGCGCGGATCTCCCGGATCGCCGCGTTGATGAAGCTCACCAGATCAGCGTCGGAATAACGGTAGGACGAGCCCGCGGTCTGCACGGTGTCGTTGAGCAACGACCGTGCCTCCGCCACGAGCCCGCCTATCGTCAATGGCGACCCTGTTGGTGATGTCATGGCAGGCGGGGGCCGAAGCCCCCTCCCCTATTAAGGGCCGGTGCCGCGAACGACGTAGAGCTGACCCAGCGCGGTATTGTCGATGGTCTTGTAGCCATAAACCTGCAACCCGCGCAGCAGCGTGCCGAACGTCTGCTCGCTGCGCAGCGTCTCGATCTTGGAGAGCTGGCTCGCGAACGTCAGGCCGTGGCTGTGACCAAAGAAGCAAAAGAACGCCTCGTTCGACCCTTCCGTCGCGGTGGGCAGCAAGTTCGACGCGAACAGCGTAAACCGGTCGATCATGCCCAGGCGCCCGTTGCGCAGCAAGGAGACGCCGTCACCCGAGATGGACGCTTCCTGCAACGCGGACTTCTTGACCATGCCGGCGAACCACGGCGGGATCACCAGCCAGCGGCCGGTCTCCGGGATGTTCTGCTCGTCCAGGCAGGTGCCCGCGTCGACGATCAGGTCGAGCACTTCGCTCGGCGTGACACTGACCGGGGTGCCGGTGACGCCCAGGTTGATGTTGCCTGAGATTTTGCCGGCTGTGGCGCCCCTGTTATACGCGCTGGCGGCGTTCTTGATCTGCCCCAGCACGTCGGTGTCGATCGCGATCTTGAGCTGCTCGGAGGCGTCATCCGACCACATGCTGAGCTGGTTGATGTCGGACTGAACCTCCATTACGTCGTCGAGCACGGTGTTGAAATACTTGCCCTCGTTGATCTGCAACGTAACGATGTTGCTCGACGGGCGCTGCACCGCGAGTGCCTGGTCGGCATCGTATGCGTTGATCGTGATCGTCGGCTTGGTGCGGATGTTGACCGTGTCGCCGTAGTTCTTGATCTCGCCCTCGTAATCGGTGTTGGCGATAGCGGCCAAAACCGTTGCGGCGTAGAATTTCTCGATGATCTTGCCGGACCAGATCTCCGGGATGAAAACCCCGGTGTAGAGCGGGTTAGGCGGGCTACCGAGATACGGAGTGCTGGCGACGGGGAACACTGACCCCGAAACTGTCCCTGACATTGTCGTTACCTTTCACAACAGTAGTGGTTATTTCTGGCGGTAACGTCCATCGGCCTGGGCAGCAAAGAGATCCTGTTCGATCGCCGCGGCTTCCTGCTCGCGACCCCGATAATACCCCCGCTGCCTTTGACTGTAGAACGCGGTGACGTCTTGCGGCGTCCAGATGCGTTTCGCTCCCGGAGGGGGTGGATTGCCCGAAGCACCACGTCCCGGCGCTGCCAGCGTCTCCAAAGAAACATGAGCTACGGCCGGAGCGGGGGCGCCGGGGTTGTTCATGTCCTGGTTGGGCTGCTGACCTGTCGCCGCCATCTCCTTGGCGAACGCATCAAAAAAATTGACGACACGATTGCTGTCGCCGTTGGCATAAGCGGTCCGCATCATGACGAGCCGCTGCTGACCCGAAAACGGGTCGGTCTGGTTGAGCCAGTTGATGAACCTGTCGTCATCGTTCTGGACCCGCCAGTTTTTGCCGGTGCGCGCCTGCCAGGCATCGAGCGCGCTGTGAACGCGCTCCTGTGCCGTGGCCTGGGTCACCGCTTGTGTCTGTCCGCCAAGCTGCTTGATCTGCTTTTGCAGTTCGGCAATGACCGGACCGTATTTCGCCTCGGCCCACGCTTGAGCCTTGTCCACCAGCTCACCGTATTCCTCGCGGTCCTTGGTGAGATCGAACTTGTTCTCGGCCGGCGCGGGCGTGGGTGCAGGGGCCGCCGGCGGTGTCTGACGCTGCAATAATTGCTGGATCGTCGTGTTCATCGCGTTGATCTGCGCGCGCAGCTCGACCGTCTCGCGGTCGTATTTGCCGCGCAGCGACTCATACTGCGCCTTGAAGTCGGGACCGGGTGGGGCCACCGATGCGGGCGCGGGCGCCGGAGGCTGTGCGGGTGCCAAGAAATTCTGCTCCGCCGGCGTCGCATGCGTCGGCGGCGTGGCACCGCCCGGCGGGGCGGCGACCGGGTCCACTACCGTAGTGGTTGTGGGCTGCGCGACACCACGCTGAATGTCGTTCGCCCGGTCGATCTGTTTTTGCACCGCCTGGGGCGGCTTTGGCGCATAGCGCGCGGCTGCATCACCGTCCGGCATCACTTAGCCCCCCTGCCCGATGTTTGCGGCGACTGGTCCGACTTTTTTGGTGCCGGGTCGGACTCTGCCGGGTCGTCGGGTAGACTGACCACGTTCTGGCGCTGGCCCGTGTAGGTCGCCTGCATGGCGACAAAGATGTCGCGAAACGCACGCGCGTAAGCGGTCTGCTCGACCCGATGGTCAGGGTCACACTCGATCGCCTTGTGGATCTGTCGATTGGCCAGCCGGGCAAACGCCGTGAGCATCTCCGGGAACGCCGGCGTGCCGCGCAGCTTCTGGATCGCGAGAACGGTCTCGTTGTCTAGGTTCAAGCTCATACAATCACATCACTCTGGGTTTGATCGCCCGTGGGCTCCTTGGGGTAGAGTGTGTCACTACCGTAGTTGCCCATCGGGCCGGGACCGATGCCGCCCTGGCGCGGGCGCTTCTTGATGCCGCCGGAGCCTCCGCGGATCTCGTTCATGCCGGCGTGCGACACTGGCGCGGCGTTGGCGGCCGGCTGCGCGCCCAGCAACGAGTGGCCCTTGCCATACTGGCCCATCGACCGGCTGAGTGTGTCGCCGGGCGTGATAGTGTTTTTCTGACCCGGAAAGGTCAGACGTTGCATCTTGCCCGGCTTGCCGATGCCCTTCATCACATCTCGCCCTTGCCGACGCCCTCGGTGGCGTAGCCCAGCTTGCTCCGGTCGTTCATCGGGTTCATGCGGCCGGCGTCCATGTTGGGTTTGCTACCCTTGGGGTAGGACCGGGATGACCCGGTCGGACCTTCGCCTTGACCCGAGGCAGGGCCGCCGGAAATCATCTCCAGCTTGGCCTCGCCCAGCTCCTTGGAGCCCGCCTTTCCCATGCTCATGGACCCGGCGTTGTCGGTCGGACCCTTTTTCGGGAAGACCGTTTTCTGGTCCTCGTAGTCGGTGTCGTCGGACGTCATCGGCATGTTAGCCATTGAACGGTGCTCCTTGCTGGAATGAGTTGACCGGCGGCGCGTTGTCGCTGTGCTGCGCCGGCGTGGGCTGGGGCGGCTGGTTGCCCATCGCCTGCTGCTGCGGGTTGTGTCCGCCCGGTTTGCCGTGGGTCGGACCGCCAGGTGGACCCCCCTGCCCTCCCCCCAAAGCTGCCTGCGCGGCCTGAACCTGCTTCTGCGCCTGTATTTGCGACTGTAGTGTTTGATCGTCCGGCACGATGTCGTCGGGTAGACCCAGACCCTGCGCCAGCGCGCGGAGCAGACGCGCGCGTCCGACCTCGCCGACGAGCTGGATATCCACCGGGTTGGACGTGAGCTGCAAAAACTGGAGCTGCTTCTGGCGCTCGGTATCCTTGGCCGCGGCCACCCCGACGCCCTTGACCTGGATCTGCTCCTGGCCGGTGAGCATGCCGGACGTGTCGGTCAGCATGATCATGTCATACAGCTCGCGCAGACACGGTTCGAGCACATCGGCGTCGACGTTCGACGCCACGGTCTGGAGGATTTTGTCGGCGTTGCCCATGAGCTGGGAAAGCCCTGACGCGGTCCGACCGGCACCCGAGTTGACCCCCTGCCCCGTCATGTAGCGCGGCACGCCCGAGATGTCGTCGGCCAGCACGCCCATCTGCTGGTATACCTGGAGAAGCTCCTGCGCGTTGCTCTGCGGCTGGAAAAAACTGATCGGCTGACCGCCATTGCCGCCGGCCATCGGATCGCGGATCACATGCCAGCGTTTCCACGGATACAGCTCATCGGTGTCGGCGTTGGGTGCGACCGCGTCGTCGTCGATCACGACCTGCGGGCCTGAGCTAATGCTCATGTTGTTGACCAGCGAACGCAACGTCGCGTTGCTGACTTCCTGGATGTCCTCAAGAAGATCACTCAGCGCATGGCCGGCGACGGTGCCCGGCACCTTCTCGAAACTGGTCACGTAGTAGGGGTGGCGCTGGCGCAGCGACGGGTTGATCTGCGTCTTGATCGTGTAGCGCCCGATGACCCAGGTCTGCACCGAGTAATCCCGGTCCGGGTCGGGGATCATTTTCTGGTCCACCCCGTATTGAAGCAGGGTCATACCCTGCATCCGACCAGTGTAGGCGAGGCAGTCGATGATGCCGGACTGGTTGAAATTAGGGTCTTCACGCCCCTCGTTGCGGGCCTGCTCGGAGTCCGTGGAGTCCCACCAGTCCCGGAACCCGTTCGGGTAGGACGTCAGCACCCCGCGGATCGCGTTCTGGTCATACCCCGGCACATCCATGAGTGCGTTCAGGTCTGCCCTGGTCAGACGCTGCCGCTCGATGATGTCAGCCTCGGAGATGTCGGACACGCCCGGCGTCCAGTAGATATTGAACGGGCTCACCCGGTCCCAGCACAATGTCGGCGTTTGCCGCATGCTGGCTTGGTTGTTGATCCACTGGATTTGCGGCAGCATCCGCACGGTCGGACCTTTGATGCACGCAAACGGAAAAATCGGCAGGTCGGTCAAAAACGCCCGCAGCGCCTCATAGAACCCGCCTTGGCGGAGAATATCCTCGACCTTGTTTGACGCCGACGCTGCCTGCTCCATGGCCTGGCGCCGGGCCGCCTGCTCCGCCGAGTGCATCAGACCCATGACGCGCATATGCACCTGGTCCTGTATCACCGGCTGGCCCGCTTGCTTGAGGTTCGCGACCTCGCTGGCAACGAGCTGCATGATGTTCGCCCGGATCTCCGGTGGGACCGGCGGGTCTACCTGCGGGTCGATGTCCCACGGGCGCTCACCCGATAGGTAGACCTGGCGCAGCAGCGACGATGCACCGCGGCATTTGACGGCGACGATGCGGGCATACACCCGCGATCCGCCGAACTTCTGGATCTGTGCATATTGCTGGGGATTGTATTTCCCCTCAAACATGCGCTGGCAGCGCAAGAGCCGCTCGTTGAGCGGGTCGTCGCCCATATTCCGGGCGTTACGAAATACGTTCCACTGTTTGTTGACGTAGGACGCGATGTCCGGGACGCCGCTATCGGGCGGCGGCACGACGGATGCCTGTGCGTCAAGCTGATCCTGCTTGGTGAGCGCGCCGCTCCCGACCACGCGAAGCAGGCCCTTGCGGGTCGCCACTGGCGGCGATGAACTGGTCTGACCTGGCAGTGCCTGCGGCACACCCATCCTTTCGTTGTTTACTACGGTAGTGGTTGTCCAGTATCATGCGATGGAACTCTCTGCAACAACATTGGTGTAAGTTGTCAGAAACCATCGACCTGGCGACCGTCGACGAGTATCCCGGTCATTTTGACGATCAGTTGCTTGGTCGTTTGATTAACGACGTCGCCAGGAAACTCTACACCAGCGAGGAAGTCGCCGCCCGCTATGGTCTTACCATGGACGGACTGCGGCGCATGCTGCGCCGGCCGGACGTGCTGCGCCGTGCCAGACGCGCCAAGGCGATGTTTGAGTCCGATGAGAACCTGCCCGATCAGGTGCGCAACCAGAGCCTCGTCGTCGTCAAAGAAAACATGGTCCACGTCGCGTCGATCTTCACGGACCCCAAGGCGACCGCTGCCCAGAAAACCGAGGCCATGAAGCTGTTCTCGCGCATGGGCGGCGTCGACGGGCTCGGCAACGACAAGGGCGAGCGCAGCACGTCGGCCCCCGTGTCGATCAATTTCAAGTTTGTCCACTCCGGTCAGACCGAGACGTTCACCGCGTCGGCCGCGCCGGTTGTCACGCTGGAGGCAGACCAGGATGTCGGACCAGGACAGCCATAAAATCGTCCCGATCTGGGAAGGCGTCGAGATCCCCAACCAGGCCGGCGCGAGCAATCAGGTCATAACGGCGCTGGAACTCGCGCTGGAGCGCGCCAGGCGCGGCGAGCTGACGGCAATCGCGATGGTCGCTGTCATGCCCAGCCGCAATGTATATCGCAGTTGGAGCCGAGGTCTGTGTGACCGCGCGACGCTGATTGGCGCCATCGAGTCGATGAAACACGAAATGATCGCCGAGTGGTTCGACGAGGTCCAGCCGGAAAATTACCCGATCGACATTGACCCCGCGTCGTGAGTTTCGACTATTCCCCACCCAAGACGCTTGAGCAATACATGCTCAGTGACGCACTGGTCAGGTGCGCGGTCGGCCCTTTTGGCTCGGGCAAGACCATGGCGTCGGTGATGGAGCTGTTGCGCCGGGCACGGACCCAGGCGCCTTACAAGGGAGTAAGATATTCACGTTTCGCGATCATCAGAAACACGCTCCAACAGCTCAAGACCACGGTTCTTGAAGACATCAAACAATATCTTAGTGATATTGTTGCATATAAAGTGACCGATCAAACCGTGCGCCTGCAATTCGCGCTGGATGACGGAACGAGCGTTCAGTCCGATTGGATCTTGATGCCGCTCGATACCAAAGAGGATGTGAAAAGACTGCTCTCCATGCAGCTCACCGGCGCCTGGGTCAACGAGGTCCGCGAAGTGCCGATCGAAGTGATCACCGCGCTGATCGGCCGCGTCGGGCGCTATCCCTCCAAGCTCATGGGCGGATGCACCTGGTATGGGATTATCCTCGATACCAACCCGTGGGACGTCGACTCCCCCTACCACGACAAATTCGTGCTCAATCCTGCCCGCGGCTGGCAGTTGTTTCACCAGCCATCAGGCATCGGCCCGCACGCCGAGAATGTCGAAAACCTGCCTTACGGGTATTATGAAAACCTGATGTCCGGCCGCGACACGGACTGGTCATCGGTGCATGTAGAAAGCGAGTGGGGGACATCGAACGCCGGCCAGGCCGTGTTCAGGCGGTCTTTCTACGCACCCGACCATGTGGTCGATCTGCCCGACGTGGTGGTCAATCCGGCCCGGCCACTCATGGTGATGATGGATTTTGGTCGGACCCCATCCGCCTTGATCGGTCAGACCGACGCGTATGATCGTCTTATAGTCTTTCAGGAAGTGGTCACCGAGGATATGGGCCTGGTGCAGATGGTGCGAGAGCGCCTAAAGCCGGTGCTCAACAGCGGTCCATATGTCAATCGCGCGGTGTTTGTCGTCGCGGACCCGTCCGGCGCGTTCAAAGGTCAGCTCACCGACGACTCGCCGTTCTCCGTCCTCAAAGATGAGGGGTTCATGGTCTACCCCGCGTCTACCAACGAGATCGAGCCCCGGCTGCGCGCCGTGGAAAAACGACTGTTGTTCAAAGCTATGGGACAACCTGGACTCCAGATAAATCGTGCGCTGTGCCCGACTCTTGTCATGGCGATGGGGTCTAAATACCGCTACCGGCGCAAGCAGACGGGTGTGCTCGACGATCTACCCGACAAGTCTCACCCATGGTCGGACGTGGCAGACTGTCTCCAGTATGGATGCCTGGCCGTGAGTTCTAACCTGGCGGGCAGGGTGCTTAGGCGCACCGCACCCCGCAATGCGGGGCCGGCGCCGAGTTATATGGGGTGGACCTGATTACTTGTTTCTAAACTCCAGCGCGGTCGCGATGCGGTCGAGATGGCTCTCCACACGCTCCACGAGCTTGATCGCCAGCATGGCCGCCTCGATCGCCTCGCGCGGCTCACCCTCACGCTGGAGCTGCTCGGCTATCAGCTCGGCCAGGCGCGATCTCATGTCACGACTTTAAGCGGTGTGGGTGGCGTGGATGGGGCGGGGGGTTCGGGTAGTGGGGCAGGGGACGTCACAACGGTAGTGGTGACCGTGCCCGGCGCCGGGATGTTCTCGACCGCCTGGATGAGCTGGCCGACCAGAGCGGGCACACCCGAACTCTCGGGGATGGCCAGCGCCACGGCGCCGGCCGCGAGCGTAGGCAGCGCATGCGCCACAGTGATGTCACCGGACACGACGGCGGTCGCCGTGCCGACGAGAGTAGCGATGCCGGCGATGCTCGTCGGTTGACGTAGCCACGCCACCACGCCGGTGAGCAGCCCCAGCATCAGTGCGCCGCCCCAGCTTGGGTGGGGGCGGGAGTGGCAGCGTCGGCACCCGCCGTAGTCGTGTGATGCACCGGCACCGTCGCCGCGGTATTCTCCACCGGGATCGCCGCGATCACCGCGCAAATCTTGTTGGCGTCAGCGATGGCGACTGCGTTGTGCGACACCAGGCTGGGGTCGACGCTCTCCAGATACACGACACCGGTCGCCTGGACCTGGCAATACACGCCGGCGTCCTGGATGGCGGTCGAGGTCGATGTGACCGGCACAAAACCGAGACTGCCAAGCCACTGACACCCGCTCAAACCCAGCGCGAGCAAAAGGGAAGCAAAAATTTTTCGCATGGGAGCACCACGGTTAAACCACTACCGTAGTAAACAATTCCCGCTTTCTGAGCAACGCTATTTTTGTGATAGTTCTCCCCAGGCGCAATCACGCGCCGGAGTCGCGTCGCTATGACGTAGAAAAACGAAAGGCGGCCAAAAGGCCGCCCTCCGGGAAAGATCAAGTTCCGCCGTCTGGAAACGGTCGAACACGAGTTGTCGCAGATCTGATCCTTCCCGACATGCCGGTTTTTGGCAAGCCCTTTTTTGGGCTGGGCGGCGCTTTGTCTGAAATCTGTCATGGATTTAGGGGGTTTGATGAAACGGGCGCGGCATCTCGTCCGCGATCGGAAGCTCACGCACAAGGCGTTCGCGGTGCTGGACACGATCGTGTTTGCTTGCCGGCAGCCAAGCCAGGACCGCGCCGCGGTCAGCTACACGAAGCTGTGTCGTCTGGCGGCAGTGTCTCGACCCACGGCAGTCGCGGCTGTGAAACAGCTCGTCGCGCTGCGGCTTCTCGCCAAGGAAAAACGTGGCGTGCTGGTGGTGTGGGGGCAGGGGTGGGCGTGGCGTCAGATCGCGAACGTATATGTGCTGATCTGCGAGTTAAGTCCGCGCCCGGTATATCAGAAGCTGGAATTAAAAAGAGGCCGACAAGAACGCGCGCAGGCATGGAGGGATGCCGCTCCGGTCTCTGGATGTGCGGACGCCGTCGAGTCGCTGGCTAATCTGCGGGCGCGGAGGGAGCTGGCGTTGGGCCTCGCCTGTCGCCGGTAGCGGCGCGCACCAGGTAGTCGAGCTGCCGGCCTATGCCGACGATGCGTTCTTCGAGCACGGCGTAGTGCGAGGCACCTGCCGCGATGTTCTCGGCGTTGCGGTCGAGCCTGGTCGTGACGCGATTGATGTCCTCTTTGGTCGCGAGGTCTTCACGCATTTCTTTGATGTCCTGCTCTACCGAGTTCACGTCGTCGCGGATACTCTCCAGATCCTCCTTGACCTCTTTGCGCAACTCCGAAATTGAATGGGATATGTATCGTTGCATACCGACCGCGGAGCCCACGAGTCCTAAGACCAGGAGCCCCGCCTGCATAAGTTCCTCGTCTGTCATCGACCGGGCGCAACGCCGCTCTGCACGGTTGGGTCATACGCTGCCATCTCCTTGAGGGCCGCCTCGACCATCTCGGCGATGAGCCAGGTGTCGCGGGTCGGCAGTCCATCAGCCTGGAGCAGTTTCAGCGTAAACTGCACGCCCTTGTTGACGGTTCCGGCCAACGCGGCGTTGTCGGTCACCCAGCGGGTGATCACAGGCTGGATGGCGATGGCCTCGTGATACACGCTGGCGGCGCCCATGCGGGCGTAAGTCGCGGCCTGGGCCACCCACGGGACGCTGGGCGAGGGCGGGGCAGGGAAGGGGGCCGCCGCCTCACGCACCCCGGCGGTCTCGCCGATGCTCATAACACTGACCCCCTGCGGACTGCGCACGGGCGCGTCCTCGGGCTTGCGCGGTGCCCGCGCATTATTTGCGCATCTTGGAGAGCGTCTCGGCGAACCGGGCCTCTTTGGCGACGCGTGAGTCCCCGCCGGCGGCAGCTTTGGCGATCTTGCTTTTAGGTATGGTCTGCCCGGCAGGCACACCCAGAGCCTTGTGGAGCGCGCCGGGCCGCTTGATCGCCTTGCTGATGTTGAGGGTCTTCTTGCCGGCCACGGGTCGGACTCCAGATGTTGACGCCCTGCGGGCCGCGCACGGGCGCGTCCTCATGTTGACGCCCTGCAGACCGCGCACGGGCGCGTCCTCGGGCTAACCAATACTGGACTCATCGAATACTACCGTTGTGATTGCATGCGCAAGGGTTATCCCCCCTCCAGCCGAGAACGAATATGTCTCAGTAACGACCGGGTGATCGCGCGCGGCACGGGTTTGCCCGACATCCTCGATACACGCTCGGCGAGCGATGCCATTTCATCCAGCTCGATGATGGTGGTGTCGGGCGCGGCGGTCGCCGGCGCTACCGGGGCAGGGGGGCTCGCACTCACGACCACGGGCGCTCGCGACGCGTTGAGATCCTCCTTGATCTGCGTGCGGATCGCGCGCGACATCCACGCCCCGAGGGGCAACCTGGCGCGCTGCGCCGCTTCGATCGCCGCGTTACGTTCTTCCGGCGCGATGTTTTTGATGGTCCAAGGCTTAATATTTTCGCTGCTCTCCACATTCACATCCATGGTCCGACCCGGTCTCATTGCAGTCGGACTTTATGGATATGTCGGTCGGACCGTCAAGCGAGTGGTGCGAACCAAGCGAGACGCAGGCTAGCCCGAGGCCGAAGCGACAGCGCCGGCCGCAGGGCGTCAGCACGAGGGTGTAAATGTTAGTGTTTGTTCTATGGGCCATAAGGAGGGGTGTAAACCACTGTCCCATCTACATTTCCTACCCTCCGCGATGCGTGTTCAACGCGCGGTTGGTCGCGCTTATGACCCCTCGCACCTGCTCTCGTATCACTTCTGGATCGTCTTGCACACGTTTGCCGTGCTGCGCGATCGTGAGGGCGCGCGCCAGCCCGTCGTGCGCTGCCTTGAGCCGCCGCAGCAGCTCCGCGATGTCACCATCGAGCGGGATGCGGATCTGAACACGAGTGTCGTCGTGCCCGTGTTTTACGCCCTGCGGACTGCGCACGAGCGCGTCCTCATGCTCGCGCGGTGCCCGCGCATCTTTTGCGGGTAGGTGGATTACATTTATATTTTTAGTCAAAGACGTCCTCGTTTTGCGACATTCACTACGTTGGCGTTCTATCATAATCACGCGGCACGTGGCGTCAATCACATACAATTGAACGTCTGTTAAGTTAGGCTGTCATAGATTCGATCACGCTTGTTTGCGTATCGAACGTATTGGCATTGCAGTATGTCTCGAATGTTTAACGTCGGCCGCCTCCAGAAGTTCATCGCTGGGCACATAATGTTTTTCTTGTTTGACACTCGTGCGTTGTTTGATGTGGCCCTCCACCGTGCGCATCTCGATAGAGATCAGTTCGCGTTCGAGCGCGCGGTTGATCGCGGCGTCGAGCCCGAAAGGAGAAGCGCCGAGGAACTTCGCGACCTGCCTGCGTGGGGGATACGCATGCCCACGCAGATGCAGCTCCACAATCAGAGCGAGCAGTTTGCATGCGACCTCGGGTGGGCGTTTCATCCCGTAAACTGTTATATACTCATGTATTTTTGCGATCATCGAACCGTCTAAAGGCGGAAACTGAAATATCGGGACCGCTTTGCGAGGCATGCGCGAAAGACCTTAACCGTGGAACACGACTCGTGATATAACACGAGCGTCGCAATTTCTATATGCGTAAATATACGTATTGAAGTTAAATCGTAACAAGTTTACGACGGTAGTGTTTGTTTTATTTTTCTTCTTTTGTGGGCAGTTTTTTGAACGTCAGTTCCCACCCCAGCGCGCGGGCATATGCGTTCAAATTTTCGACTGTGGGCACAACACCCATGAACACCCATTGCTCGACCATGCGCGGGCTGAGCCCTGCTTCGCGAGCTGTCGTCTCACGCTTCTTGTTCACGGCCAGGCGGTATCGCTCGATCTGATCGACCAGGGGGTTGATCGGGCGTTTCGGGCGACCTGGCATTATATCCTACGTCCTGCGGCCGGCGCTGTCGCTTCGGCCTCGGCCTAAAAAGCCCCCGCCGGGAGTTTGATAACACCGGCGGGGTTAGTTCACCTGCTCTTGGTTCCTGGGGGAAACCGTGGTGAGGGTATTACGACGGTAGTGGTCGTCAAGGGGATTTTTAGGGTTACGGTTGTGGAAAGTTAATGAAGTGTAATTTTTTTGGGGTATGTGAGGGGAGCAGCTAATCAAAATAAAAATACAGGGGGGGCTATGTCCAACACCCCGCCCCGGTGCCGTGGCCACCCATGTCCAAGTATCATTTACAACCGTCGTGGTTTCTACCGGTTCTCTGGTATGTCAGCCCCTGATTGGCAAGCCTAAGATTACACAGCGACTAGCAACCGTTGTGCGATCGGACACAAGACCGCTTAGACCGTGAGCACGTGCCACGGTATGCGCGACAAGATGCGGGGCGTCACGCCCCTGCCTGGGTCTAGGGCTTACGATCACAACCGTTGTGGTTTGTCAGCGCCCTACTGATGAGCCCCAACTAGGGCGAAACCCGATGCCACATAGCAATGGTTTCCAAGAACCGGCGCCGGTTAAAATCAACGCGAAGTTTCTGCTCGCACCGCCGCCGCCCGACACCATTACGATACCGCCGGGTTTCATCATTACCAAATGCGCGGCTCGTATCGCACACGGCGCGCGCAAGCCGCGATCGTATTGTCCTGGCGGTGCAACCGCCACAGGCGACGCAATCAATCGTGGCCAGCACTTCAAAGTTCGCAATCTCGCAGCTAAAGGATGGTAATATAATGGCGTGCAAGGATGTAAATGATATGCGCGATAGTATTCGCGCTCTGTCGTTTGATTGTGCTCTTGATCGCCTGGACTATAATCGGCGATTTATGCGTTCGCATACGCCCGCCGGAAGTAATTTTCACGCAGCACTTTGCGTGATCGTCGCTCTATACCGCGCGGAATTGTTCCGCCGGACCGGCTTCCGTCACTTCTGAAAGGACAACATACAATGGCAACAGTTTCCACACAACGCGCCCTCGAAATAGGCGCGTTAATTCAATCGGCGGCGCTTCCCAGCGTGGGCGCGGCTGATGCCAAGGCCGAGGCGCGTCTTGTGCTCGAAGGCCGCGCCGAGGATGAACGTGGTATACGC